GATGTTTCAAAATCAAGCATGAGCTTTCCTTGTTAGTTAAAGAATAAAAGAGGTGTGCATTGCTACACACCTCAGATTTATAGAATGGAACTACAACGCAGTCGCACCGATTTCGATACGCGCTAACCAATTTTCATTAAGCACTTTGGCAGCGAAGTAAGTTTTCCAACCAACAAAGCCAACTTGACCTAATGGATCTGATTTAGAAGGCGTGCCAGGGTTCAATACACTTGGAGTGATTGAGTTAGCACCTTTCAATGGAACTAAGCCGTAAGCTTCTTTAGCAACGAATATCATTGGATAGACATCGATGTTAGTTGCGTTATCAGAAATCATGCCAGTTGATGCTACAGCTGCACCCGCTGCTTGGAATGGCACCATCAATGGAGTCAAGATAAAACGAATAGACTCAACAGAGCCTAATTCTTCTGGACACAAAGGTTGGCGTGAACCATAAGAGGCAACAGGAGTAAAGCCAGGTAAAGCGCGAATATCTGCTTCAAGATCAGTATGACCAAAAGCAATATATCCACCCTCAATAGCTTTAGTAGCATAACCAGGTGATGCCGATAACATTGAAGTCACTGGTTTGCCTCGGTTAGCACGTAATGCCCTTACCACAGCACGAACGCGATCAATAGTGATCTTGCTGTTTACAGTCGCGCGTGAAGTATGAGCAATGGTGTCATAGAACACGTTAGTGCCAGCTTTGATAGCACCGTAAGTGATCATTTCAACCGTTTCAGCTGCTTGCTCACCGGCCATCATTGCTGCATCTTTCAATACAGGATCTTCAGCCAAATCATCAACTTTGTCAGTGATGGCAATAACTGCACCATACTGAGCGATTTGCACAGTGACATCTTCATAGGTCATTTGCTGAGTAGTAGGCGTTACACCTTCAGTCAATGCAGTTGTTGAAATTGCAAATGGAATAGGACGACGAAACTTTACAGTATCGGCTTTGTTTGAAGGCAGTGGTTTAGACTGACCGAATTTTGATAAAACCAAAATAGGTTCTGCATGAGATAACATTTCAGTTGCAGCCCATGCAGCAGTACGCTGACTAATGGTGCCGTAAGTAGTATTGGCCATAAATAATTCCTAATATAAAAATAATTGAAAACAACGGTTCTAAGTTGTCCAAAATCTATACAAGGGATTATTATTTGACCGGCCAATACTTCTTAGCGGGTTACAAAACCATCATACCTTTTGGTGTTCCTTTCGGAGCAGTGGGCATCTAGCTCACTGTGTTGCGCTGTCTCCCGACAGTGCGGTATTACTTCTTTTTACTTGCGTAGTATTCCCACGCAGAGCTAAAGTCATCTGGTGCAGATGATGATTTACTTGCACCTTTACTTTGTACTGCCACATTACCGGCTAATTTATCTTGCCTTCTTTGTGCCAGTTCATTTGATTTGTTCTTGGTACTTTGAAATGAGCCAATGAGATACTGATAATCACGGGCATCATAACTGTTACGCATATCTTGAACGGCTTTGGGTTGCTCGGCTATCCAGTTGCTATAATCAGTGCTGGCTATAATGTCTCGCCAATCCGGTATGCTAGAGTCGATAATACTGAGTTGAGTATCGATGTAGCGCTGCTCATCTTGACGATCATTTTGTTGTTGAATGGGAGCTAGACGTTGATCCAGGTCGCCATACTTACGCTCAAAGTAATCGATCATGGGCTTTACGATTTCAGGATAATCTTCCATCGCAACCGCTAGATCATCATCAAATTTCTTTGCTGGTGGATTTTGGCTATCAAGTTTCTTTTGCAGGGCGCTAACACGGCCTACTTGAGACTTGAAGCTATGCTCAATGTCATCTTTCTCTTTACGCAATAATTCGATTTGTTGTCGTAGTTTTTGCGCTTCATCTTCAACTTCGTTTTCAATGGTATTGTCAGCGCTTAATTCATAATCGCTGGAATCATCGTCAACGGACTCTTGGACAAGATCATCAATAACTTTTGCATCATCTTCAGCAAAACCATTAAATAATTCTTCAAAATCTTCATCATCACGGCTGCTAACAGCGGTGTTATCATCTAACATGATGCGTGTCTCCCGACAGGCTTGTTGATTAACTGTATTCGTTACTGGTGAGTAAAGATACAGGTTGTTTAGACGACAATGACTTTAAGTCAGTCAGTGCCGATACTATTCCTCGATGATACATTGTTAAATTATAATCCAGTGTGACTGAAGCCAGCTTGCGGCTTGATGCGGCCAGCTGTTCATCAATGAAACTTTCAATCTCTAACCATGTATCTGACGTTGTATCTATCATAATTCTTGTATTATGCTGCGTTACATGTTACCACATTTAAGTTTTTCGCAATAGGGGCATATTTCGACTATAAGCCAGTCATCTGAAAGCATGTCTGTTTGTGATGCAAGCCACCCACATAACATCGCTCTACGGCCTTCTGCGTTTGTCGTCCACATGTCAATATGTGGCAGTATCTCGCACTCAGTTATTCCAGCCTTGTAATAATCTGAACCAGGAACCGGGTGAACAATGGGTAAACCTTTTACCAGTAACAACCACATCCCCTTACCATTCCATCCAGCACGAGCAACTTTATTTCCAGCTTTTAACTGTTCAATAGCCCATCCAAATGATCTGTTTTCTTTTTCTACATTCATTATTTTAATTCCAGGTTATGCTTATTAAGTTAATTGATTTTTTAGCGCTTTTTAGGTTTACCACGCGGTGGATCATTAGGTGCAATCATTGCTTGGCTAATCATCTTCTCTCTTAGATCAGGTGCTAATTCTTTACTATCATTGATACCAGCCCAAGGTGATTGTCCGTTTAACTCTCTAAACGCTGCATGACTCTCAGCTTTATCTCTAATAGAGTTTCTAACAGAGTCAGGATATCTTTGGCCCTCTGGTGTGGATAACATGACTGACATTTCTTGTGGGGATAAGCCTGGCACCATTGTAGGTATTTCATTATGCGCACCAGCTTGTCTACCCATACCTAGTTCGCCAGAGATATTGCCATCTGGTCTTTGTAGTTCACCATAATAGCCAACACCTTTTGGTGGACCTGTATAGGCTTTTGTACTTTCATCCCAACGATTGCCATAACCATAATCTGGTTGACCGTTCTGCATACCTACTATGGCTGGATCAGGATTACGATTCGGTAAAACCATGCCATTATTCTGTGGAACAATCACTTCAGGTCCTAACTCCCCTACCAAGTAAGGTTGTCCAGCATTAACCGGTCCACCAGCTGCTCTTGCCTCGATCTGCTGAGTCTCAATACCTTGATTCATTCCTTGTGCTGCAGACTGTGGGTCTATTTGCTGCGGCTGATTAGGATCTTGTGGCATACCTTCTTGTGGTAAGGCTGGTGATCCTGGACTGGTGTTTTGCTGCATATTAGGCGCTTGTTGTGCCATATTTGGCGCTACAGTGCTGGGCAGACCATTAGCATCTTTGTACCCTGCACTTTTCATTAGCTCATCACCAATAGGCACTATCTGAGGCATTTGCACAATAGATCCTGCTGTTTGCATAGCACTGAACTGAGTCTTAACATTGATATCCGCTGTTTCTGCAGTGAGTTTATCAATCTTACCCTGCAGCTCTTGAACTTGCAGTTGCATCATAGCGGCTTGTTGTTCTTGCATCGCTTGTTGTATTGGATCCGGCTTATTCTTTTCTGCTTCTAATTCATCATCCGTTTTAACAACATCATCGGGGTTAAGGTGCTGTGCTTGTATTGCTTTACGATACAGTTCGGGATGTTTAGTTAAATCAGAATAGATAGGTTGCAGTGATACTGACATCAGGTTAAGCAGGGCTTGTGTCTGAGTCTCTTTGACTAACAGTGCTGATGACCCTCTAGCATCTACTTCAAAGTCACCTTTAATTGCTTCCTTATCACTGTTCTGCATGTTCCAATCATACATACGCCCGATAAATGGTTTAGTGATACCATCATCAAAGGCTTTAACGACATTACGCAATACAGTATTAGCCGCATTAAGCAACATACTACGGCCAGCTGCCGTATCTTGTGTGCCACCTACTTCACCTTGAGCTATCATTGGTAAACTGGTTACTTCACTGGCCATGTTTTTAGCTGTTTCAAAGATATTGGATAGCTCGGCTTGATGTGAAGCAATCTCATGACTACCAAAGGCATCATTCACACGATGTTCTGGATCTGTCAGCCACCAGACTTTACGGGCTTTAAGATCCCAGCTACCATCTGAAGGGGTTACTAATTCTCTATTGATGATTAATTGAGGTCCAGTTGATAGCGCAGCATTGTCGAGTAACATCCTCCAAGCGGCATTAACGATACGCTGCTCATTACGCAATAGATACGGAATACCAAAGCCAAAGACACTGGTATCATCATCTTCATAAGCAAACACAGAGTAAGGACATTCACCGGTCTCAAGTGGATTAAGATCGGCTTTAATAACAGTGCCATTGATAAATGACACAATGACATCATGCTCGATTAAGTCATCATTCTCTACCATGCAGCCACACGCCTCTAAATCTTCTTTAGTTGCAGGACCATGATATTCCCAGAGTTCATAGCGATTATCATTGATGTTAGCCTGGACACCGGATAACTCACGTATTCGCCCAACATGACTAGAGCCATTGGAATTATTGCGTGCATCAACAGCAATAATCTTTTTGATTTGTTCTTTTAGGTAGCCTGGACGTTTAGA